TCACAAACAAATAATGAGTTGGTTTAGCCATGTCTCGACTCCAATCCTAACTTGGTTGCTATTTCATCGACAACAGCCGGACTTTTTCTTAAATAGTCCGTCGCCTTCGTCGCACCTTGACCAATACGATTCTTGCCGTATCTAAACCAAGATCCACCTTGCTCGACAACACCAACGGCTACCGCTTCACGCAATAACGATTCTTCATAATCAATGCCTTTGCCGTAGACAATATTGAACTGCGCCCGCTTAAACGGTTTGGCTATTTGGTTCTTAGAAACATATACCTCGGTAACGCTCCACCCTTTCCCCTCATCATCTTCTTTTTTCTTCCTAGCAATTTCCATGGTAAGGCTTGAGTAATACCGAGGCGCCTCCCCTCCAGCCGGATATCTCTTCTTGCCAAAAAGAACGCCTGGCTTTACTCGCTCTTGGGAGATAAGCAAAAGACATACATTCTCGCGAGCCAACTCGGGTACAAGCTTCTTTAGACTTTGGCTCCAAATTCTCGCCTCGGTCGCCATGTGATAAGCCTCATAGTCGCCCTCTTTCAACGCCTTTGACCCCAATGCATTAATGCTATCCAATACAACCAGTACAGGGAAATCGACACCCTCTTCCTCGCGATATCGGCCAGCCATTTTTATCGATTGCTCCATCATCTGCATACCGCGTTCTAAATACGGCGGCTGTGACAACACAAGGTGATCTGTATTTACACCGATCGCCTGTGCGTAATCTGGGTCAAGCTTGTATTCAGCATCAATATATGAACACAGACCGCCGCGCCGCATGGTTTCCGCAATCAAATGTAAAGCGAGTGTAGTTTTCCCACTGCCTTCAGGACCATGCACTAACACAACCCTCGACAATGGTACCCCGCCTCTACCTATCGCCAAATCGATAGATGGACATTGAGTACTAATCACGCCGCGGATCCTTCGAGCAAGGCCCTCTGAACCAAGTACTTGCGTTGGATGCTCGTCGGCACTCTTGCTTTTGTTAAGTGTATCAACGAGTTCGCTCGTAAATTGCTCACGCCTTTTGAGAGCCTTGCTCGTACCATCGTTGTCTTTTTTGCTTTTCTTTGGCATTTATTTTCGTTTTCTGCTTCCTGTTTTCTTGCCAGTGGATTTCTTGGTCGAACGTTTTTTAGACGCTAAACGTTTAGCTTCCTCTTCGAGCTTTTTTAGCTCTTCATCCTCTTCGTCATCGTCCGGATCTGAGTCGTCATCTGGACTCTCGTCTTCAGATGGGGCTTCATTAGCCTTGGTGTCCGCTTCACAATCGCTCTGCAATGAACACTCCGCACAACCCTCGTCTCCTTCTTCCCATTGACCCCAACAGTCAGGCGGCGGTTCTTCTTCGCCATCATCAGCACTGTCATCATCAACATCTGGTTCTTCTTGATCTTCTGGCTCTTGTTCTTTTGTCGGCGATTCCTCTTCGCCTGAGTCCTCACCTTTGACAATATCCCGGCACCGATCGACATCATCACAATCTTTGCATTCCTCGTCGTCATCGGCGTAATCAATACCGAAACACTCCTTGCGCTCAGCATCTTCTGGATTATCCACAAGCTCTGGTTTGTTGGTTTCCGTTTCAACACCGGTCATCAATGCCTTAAGTGCATTCTCGCTTTTCGTCAAATTCGCTACCAAACGGAACAAATCACAAGCACCGCCGGGTTTTGTTGCTTCAGCGATTATACGTCGTTGTCCTTTGTCTAGTTTCATAGGCTTCCTAATTGTCTTCACGTCCGCTACGACAGAATATTCAGTCTCACCGAAAGACTTACCAACCCGTGTGAGATGTAAAAGTACAGCGTTTTCAGGATCTGTTATGTCATGCGGGGACATATCAATCATGACCGCAGTGATGTCATTGAAAATCGTCACCCCAGCAATCATGACTTTAGGATCAAACCGAAGCTTGGTCCATTCGTCGCCCTTCTCTTGCCGATAAAACATCGGTGTTACGCCAAATAACCATTTTGCCTCTGGCTTTTGACGTGTTGCATCCTTTTCATCCAAATCCCCGTTTTCAATTGCGAGATCAATTGGGCACTTCGTGTCCTCTGTGATCTCGATAGGATTCTTTTTTCTAGACGCCATGAACTGTTGTACTGTTGGATGTAACAAAACAGGATTTGTATCGGTATCAATGCACATTTGCCCTCCCTGCTTACCACCGACGCCATAATGCTGGACCACCTCAACAAAATTATATCCAGCTGTCAACGGATTGTCGTCGTCAGGATAAGTCAACCCATGCAAATAGAGTAAATATTCACCGGGATCTATCCGCCACAAATCCCCTCCTTCTTTCAGCTTTTGACTTTTCTTTACCTGTTCTCTTTTTTTAGCTAGTCGCTTTGTATCTATTGGCATTGTCTTCCCTTTCTTGGGTTTTGTGCCCACATCTTCACTGGTTATTGCTTTTTCTTTTTAAGCCCTCGGATCTGTTCCTTGCGCTCATAAGCTGTTTGTTGTGCTTCGCTCATCCTTGTTGTTTGCCCAGTCGATTCCAACTCGGCTCTTGCAGTTGCTCCAAGGCTACGAAGTATTTGTGATTTTTCTCGCAAAGCCACAATTAGGTTGTATAAAGCTGTACAATTATATGTACATTGCGATGCAGCCATCTTGAATTGCTCAAACCTTTCAGTCTCTTCGATGCTCGCTTTTACTTTCCATTCTGCAATCTTTTGGTCTTTTTTCATTTTTTGAAGTGCAACAGATGCGCGCCATTTTCTATATCTTGCGTCATTCTGATCGCGCTCACGCTCTGATGCGGCAAGTAAAGACCCCATCCTGGAGATCCTTGCGGCAATTTGTTCCATGTCTGTCGAAAGATCTGTAATCAAAGTTTCCTCGTCGGTATCTATGATAATTTCTTCCGCACCTATTTTGAGTTCTATTTTACTCATTGTTTTTTCCCTTTGTTTTCGGCAAGGTATTGTTCATTGACAGCTGATTTTGCTTTCCCAGACGCCTTGAATCGTATTATACGTTTATCCCGAGTCTTCCTGACGACAGCCTTCGCGCTTTTAATTTCACGCCCTTTCGTCACTGCCGCCCTAAACACACCGAACCCTTCAATTTCAACACGCTCACCGTTGCCCAATATTCGCAACATCCGTCTAAACATTTCTACACCAAAGTCAGACAAATCCAACGTGCGATTACAATAAGGGCATTTAGCCCTCATATCTAAACATATTTGCCGCAATCCAGCCATTGTATTCTCCTAATCAAATAAATGAATTCCTCCACGCTTTGAATCCAAATGTAACCCGCCGTCATCTAACTTGCTCAACTTAAAAAGCGCAAACGTACCATTCTTCATGTGAGATTTATACTCATGCCATGACGAACTGAAACAAACTACGTCGATATAACTATCTACACCAGCTAACCCGAAAAACGCCATCTCCTCGCCACGCCGATCAATACGAGTCCGCAAATGACTCACCACCGCAATCGCTCTCATAGAACCGTTAGATGTTTTAATGGCATCTGATAAATTCTTTTTTGCCAACCGACGATGATCTTTTGTCTTGAATTTGTAAGCATTAGCAGGGTGCCTAACAAACATTTGCTCAGCAACGCTCAATTCATTATACGCTTTTCTTTTCAACTTATCTGCCATAGATGTCAATTCGGCTACAAAATGTGCGTTTATACTCCGCCACTCTGGATTAGTAGTGCCACATACCAAAACCAACGACCCGATGCCTTTATCTAGAATCCCTGCGGCATCATCATATATTGTCCAATCGATTTTGACTTTTACGCGTTCCTCATTGATAGAATCCAATGTTACCCAAGCCCAAGGATTATCCCAACCAATCGATTTTTGAGTTTGCTCGTCAGGCATATCCTCATGTTCGATCGAATCACCGACGGCTCTATCCTCGATTTTAGTTATACGACCAGCAATATAAACAACACGTTCCTCTGCCATTAGGTCAGAGCCAATACTTTCAAGCGGAAACTTTACATTGTCTTCTATCCAGCTTTCCCATGAGATAAGAGGATGTGGAGGCATTGCTAAAGGATTTACCTCGACTGCATCAATAAGTCGCTCTTCGCTTGTCCATTGCATATGGTTATGAGATCTCAATATTCTATCATCTAATCCATCCCAATTTTCTTTAGTTACATATTTTTCCCATAAATCTCGAAACCCTATGACAAACCAACGAATATTAGGCAACAATTCGTCAAACGCCCCGCCTATCGCGAGAGCTTCCACTACTTTCAAATTAACAGCACGACCGCGCACTCTCTTCAAAAAATCCACCATATCAGTAAACAACCCGTCTTTATTTCTAGATTTTATTATTGCATCTATCGCTGCCTTCCCTACCCCTTTTATTTCCCGCAACGAACCTCGCAACGCATTATGCTCATAATCAACACTAAATTCGCCGCTAGACACATTGATATCCGGCAACATTGTTTCAATGCCATGTCTTTTGGCATCTTGAACTATCCTATGCAATTTTTCATGATCCGTTTCACGCCTCAACAAAGCGCAATAAAATTCAAGCGGATGATGTTGCTTAAAATATTGGGTCCAATATCCAAGTAACGAATAACATACGGAATGTGATCTGTTAAAACCGTATCTACCAAATTTGGTTATAGCATCGAAAAGATCTTCGGCCGTTTCACGCGTCATATCGGGCGT